TAACATATCTGCAGGACCTTTCAAGTATCCATATGCTTCTACCAGACATCCATATAAAAGTAAATCCTGATATTTATTACTTGTATAAGTACCTTGTGTGCTCCCTGGTGAAGCGGTTATTGAATCTGGTTGCTTTGTATAAGCTAAAGTAATCAAATAAGTGCTGTCTGGAGTAGGAGAAACCACCCAATAGTTTGCATCCCAATTACCATAATATTTTGGTAATCCTGATTGCGTTCCAGGTGTATTATAATATTCTGCCATAAAAGATGTATCTCTTTTTTCTAAAAATACTTGATTACCAGATGAATCAGTTAATTGAGCATATCTTATAAATCTTAAATCAGATGGAATAGTTACATATCTATTTCCAGCTTGTAGATTAGATGTTGCGTAAAATCTATTATCATCAGAATCTACTTCTCTATAAATTCTATTTTCTGCGTTTTTAATTATTGTATTTATAATACCTGTGTTTAAAACAGAATCATCTACTTCTGTATAATTTCTAATATCATCTTGTAAGTTTGCTAAAGTGTAAGCCATTATGGTGTAAGTGTTACTGGACCAGCGGTCACTAACATTCCTCCTGAATTTTCTGTTACAGTTGCATTGCTTCCGCAATCAAAACTATAACTATTTGTATCAATAACTGTTATACTAAATCCTGAGCTATTTTCAAATAAAGAATACACTAAGCCTCCGGGGCTTCCATCTACATTTCTAAAAACAACAATATCATTTGTTGATCTTCCATGTGCAAGTTCTGTAACTGTTACAGTACTTGATCCTGAAGTTAAACTAAAAGGATTTCCTGATAATAAATTTTCTGTAGCAGGTTCAACTCTTGCAGGTCTTGCATGTTGTAAACCCTGTGGATCAGCTACAGCTGGTTTAGGTTCTAATTGAGGTTGCTTTGGTTCAAATTCTGAAACATGAACACGTGATCCATTCCATTCGACAACCATTTCTTTATATGGAAAAGCCATACCAGAACGATCTGAAATAAATTGTGCATATTTTCCGTTTGATCTAGACATTTGGATAATAAGTTTTTGGAGTTATAAATGTACTTGATGAAGAACCATCTTCTTCTAAAGCTCTTTTTAATTCATCTTCATACAACATTTTTAACATTTGAATTCTATCAGGTGCATCTTTAACTGCTAAATAATATGCAAGTCCAGCTACCATACAAGGTACGAATCTATAAGGTACATCTGCTTCGTTAGAATAGTTTCCGGCATCCTGAATCCTGCTAACATAATAATAATTTAAAAGGTTTCCGGCTTCAGTGGATCCTGGAGTTAAATATAAAGTAATAGTTACTTTATCAATAAATCTTTGTACAAAATATTGTGTTGGAGTTCCTTCTTGTGTTTTAGAAGATAGACCTTGATAATTTGATCTATTAATTTTTGTTAGAGAAAAATCAACATTAGAAGAATTTCTATAACTTGCTTCTAATATATCATCAACACCATAAACAGCTGTTGCATCAGAAGTACCATCAGCGGTTGATCTATACATTGTATATTCTGCTTGACCATCAACTAATGTAATTGAATTATTTTTTACTTCCCAAAAATGAAGACCTCTATTACCCCATTCTTGAAACATTATATTTAAAGAACGTCTTGCAGTTTTTAATTGATGACCTGAAACACCTTTTATTCCAATTCTTTCATAAGCTTCTTCTACAATATCTGATATAGAAAAACCTGATTCAAAAACTGTAGTTCCGGAAGTTGCCATTCAGCCTCCTACTTATCTATAAGTAATGTTGCACCCGCAATATTAGTAATAGTAGAAACTTTTATTCCTCCAGGAAATAAAATTCCATCTTCTGGAATATTAAATGCAAAGACATCACCTTGTGGGCAGTCTCCTTGAAATAAAGTTGTACTATCAGTATTGTCTTGTAAGATTATTGAACCTGCACCAACACCATCAGAAGCAAGAATAAGTCCTCTTAATCTTGTTCTTCCAGCGAATACGGCACCAGTTGCTGCAACTCTTACTGCTTTTACATCTGATTTCATATTTTATTTTCTCCTAAATTTTAAGAGCTCCCGAAGGAGCTCTATAATTAATTATGCTACTGCAGCACCTGTAGTAACATCTACAAAATTAGTACCATTACCAAAGCAAAGAGATCCTGTTAAAGATGCACCTGTTGCGTCAGAAACATAGATTAATAAACCTGCTGTTGCTGTAGGTAAAGTTGCTAATGTGAAAGTAGGAACAATAAAACCATTATCTGATAATACTGGTCCACTAAATGTAGTATTTGCCATAGTATCCTCCTAGTTATTTCTACATAGTCTCTAGGCCGTCGACTATACTCGTCTATGCAGAATTAATTTATGTATAGTGATTAATTTATATATGAAATTATTAAAAAGTGCAAGAAATCCCTACGAAGAAACATATATTTCAACGATGTATTAGTCCTAATTAACCAGCGTAAAGATGAATCTCACCATCTTTAGGATTGCTGTGGACTTGCTCTTCCTGTTGTCTGATAATAGATCTAATTACTATTTTGATCTCATCACCAAGAACAGACATTTCAGGTGTTATTTGTCCTTTGTTTTCAAGAAACAACTCGTTCCATCTAGACTCGAGTTTCAGTTTCTTTGCGAACAGTACCATGTTGTCCTGAGCCATTTGTAACCTCCTCATAGGTTATATAAAAATCATTTCCAGTGCTTGTAAACTGGAGATCATTTCTTTCCCATTTTATATCAGATTTTCCTAAAAAGTCAATAATGGGTTTATTTAGCTCATCCGCATTATTTATTTCTTTATCGCTTTCGATTTCAAACTTTGTTTGAAGATGTTTTGTAAATATTTTTATTAAGTATTTATATTGAGTCATTTTTTCTTTCTATTTTGATAATGAGGCGAGATTGTGTCTCGCCTCAAAATTTTTAATTATTATGCACCTGGTGATGCAAAAATACCTCTATAGTCAGATACACCAAATGAGTATCTTTCTCTAGCTTTGTATCTTACGTTACCAGTATCGAAGTCACCTTCCATAGCAGTTTTAATTGCTGCTCTTTCAAAGTACTTCATTCCATTAGGCACGTCAGTGATAATGTAGAATGCATCTGGATCAGTTAAGAAATTGTTCACTCTATAACCTTGAGGAACCATTCCCATAGAAACGATTGCATTAATATCATTATCAGCAGTACCAACTCTACCTTGAGATTTCATCAATCTCTCAGCAGTGAATTGAAGCTCAGAAGGAATAATCATTTTCACACCTCTTGCAGCAATTTTTAGACCTCTTTCGTCTGTCATTGCAGCAATATCGATTAATGATTGCTCTAATGAAGTTTCATTCAAGTCGGCAGGCGTTGCTAATGTGTTTGACACAGTTCCACTAATTGTTGGGTGAGTAGTTGCAAATAATGCAGAACCATCACCTGAAGTGAATGTACCAAAACCATTAATCAACGGATTAACCGCTTTAACTTGTTTAGTGTTCGCCATAGATCTAGCTAATGCTTTAGTATATCTACTTCCAAGTCTGTCATATAGGTTATCTTCAACCGCTTCTTCAGTGATTGAAAACGCTAAAGCTACAGTCTCGTGAGTGTATCTTGAAGTGTAAGTCTCTTGAGCATTGTCAAAAGTTACACCAGAACCCTCAGCTTTTGTCTGTGCTTGAGCAAAACCTGATAACATAACTTCTTCTTCAAACGCTCTGTCTGAAGACTCAGTAGTGTATATTTCAGCATGCTGATTCTCGTAACGTTTATATTCCAGACCGAATAAAGCATTCAAACCTGGCTCTAGTTCTTTAACTAGTTGTCCTCGTGATATCGCCATAATTATTCTCCTTATATTCCGGCTGTTTGTTTCAAGAAATGTTCATTGATCGTAACGACCCAATTTACATTTGCTGCTGTTAGATCATTATTGTCAGGATCTTTAGAAACACCGATAACCTTTAATTGGCCATCAGTAGTTGCTAGATCTGCATCATCTAATTCAACTTTTGAAACGTAGTTAGGTGCACTTCCCGCAGTGTACTCGATATTAGCTACATTACCAATATCAGTTTGTGCAGAAGCACCTGTGTTATTTGATTGAACCTCAAATCTTTCATAAGGATCGTCACTTACGAATCCAACAATGTCTGTTGCAGTGTTAGATGCAGCTAAGTGATTAGCCCATGTAGGTTTTGAAGTTGAAGCGTCAGTATAGAATACACCGTTTAGTGAGCCTAATAAAACGTCTCCCGCTGCTGCTACACCAATAGTTCCAGTAGCTAACATTTCTACTGGGTCCCATTGATAAATAGCTGTTGCAGAAGCTGCAATATCATATTCACTTAAACCTTGATTGTCTCTATTCTGTCCGACTTTACCAATTGCTTTCAAACCGAAAGCGGCGTCTTGATTTGCCATAGTATTTGTCCTCCTTAGACATGGTTAGTTTAAGTGTACTCTGTTGGCTTAGAAATTCTTTAATTAGGATTTCTTAGTACCACCAAAAGTTACACGCGTTTGCCTATCAATATTGATCGGCATACTTGGGTGCTGTTCCTTCATTAAATCGTTGTCAACTGCTTCAACATTGTCCTGAGCTTGTTTTGTATAATAGTCAGTACGTTGTTGTGCGATTTCTTCCGGTACCCTTGCCAGCACAAGGCCACCAACTCCGATCACTCCCTTATATTTACCGTCTTCCACTTGTGGATAATCAGAATCTGGATATTCATCAGATCTAACTAATTCGTATCCCGATCTTATTCTTCCAGCGACATTCTTAGTGTCGTGAAATCCTAAGGTTTCTGCTCTAATCCATCGATGTGTAAATCCTGCCGGTGCAGGGGGTGCATCTAAACTTGATGGTGGAGACCAAACTTTTTTTTGAGCTGTTTTTTCTCTAGTTTGACTCGCACGCGAGGTTCTTTTGTCATTATTATTTTCCATATGCTTATACCTCCTTCGTGATATTTAATTGTTTCGCATATTCTTCTAGCGGCACTCCTAATTTTTTAGCTATTGCTACTTGTGATGAAGTGAGTCTCACAGTTTTGCGACCAGATTTAGTACTTCTTTTTGCAGATGCAACTGTCTGTACAGGTTTAGCCGTTTCCACCTTTTGTTCATTATTAACAAATTTGTGGGGAAATTCAAGTCTTATTCTTCTATCTATTTCAGAATAATACTCATCAGATTGAGGATCAAAACCTTCCTCTTCTGTTAGTTTTTTATGTAAATCAAAAGCAGTGTAGGTCATAGCGCTATCTCTACCAAACCATGTGTTTTTCTCTGCCCATAATGAAGCTTTAGGATCAGGTGTTCCTTGTGCTACTTCTTGTCTATTTAAATTAACTTGAGGTTTTTCAACTTCAATTTCTTTAAGTTTACTTTCCTGTTCTTGATTTGCTTTAGCTTCTAAGAATCTAGCTTGTTTATAACCTAGTTCAGAAATCATAGTCTGAGCTTCTACTTCAGCGTTTATGTCTCCTGCTTCTCTAGCAGCAGCTAATCTTGCTTTTGCAGACTCTAGGCCAGATACAATAGATTCTTCTGTAGACTTTAAAAATCCAGGTTCTAACTTTGAAAGTTTTTCGTCAGCTTTTTTCTTGTCCAACATAACTCTTTCAGCATAAGTTAAAGCCTCTTCTTTTTGTCTCTCAGCTTCTCTCCATTTTTTAGTAAGCTTTGCTATTCTTTTTTGAACACCTTCAGAATATTGTTTTAATTCATCTTCTTCTTTTGGTGCTTCTGTTTCTTTAGCTTCAACTTTTTCAGATTCAGTTTCTGTTTGAGCATTTTCTTCTACAACAGGTCTTACAGTCAGTTCTTCTTTTACTTCTGGCTGTTCGATTTCTGTTTGATCTTTTTCTTCAGCGATATCAACATCCATTGATGGACCAGTTGTATCTATATCTACTGTTTTATTTTCTTCTTGTTGCATAGTTTCCTCCTATGTGATTAATATTGATGAAGTATATCTTCAGGGTTATCGATGGTTGCTAAAACTTCATCGTCATTTAGCAATCTTACTTCCCCACCATCTATTTGGATTCTTGATCCAGCGTATTTTGCAAAAATTACCCAGTCGCCTTTTTTACACCAAGCTCCTTCAGGAAATTTTTCTTTGTCATAACAGTGTGGTCCCATAGCAAGAACTAATCCACAAGTAGAACCTACTTGTTGTCTCTCTAATGTATCTTGTCCAAGGTATAATCCACCTTTAGTTTTTTCTGGCATTTTAAATGGCAGAACAACTAATCTCCAACCAGTTGGTTGAGGTAATTTATTTGATTCTTTTTTCTTTAAACGTTCATAACCATCAACTTCTTTTTGATGAGCATCTTGGTTTTGTTTTTCGTATTTATCTAATAACGCCGATTTAGTTTTCGGCTGGTCCGAAGTCGACGACGTTGTCTGGTCTTTCAGTATCATTTTTTTTCTCCTTCTTAGGGTTTAGCAGGGATGATATTTCCTGTGATATTCTTAAATAGGCATGTGCCTGTCCCATCATATACTTGTATTTTTCCATATTGTCAATACCTCCAGCGATCATACTATCACCGATAGATTGATAAGATTCTTTAAGATGTTTTTGTATTTTGTTTAGTATTACTAGTTCTTCATTTAACATTTGCTATTTTACCTTTGTTATTACCTTTCTTAATTACGTATTTCTGTGTGCCGTTGGCACCTGTTTCTACTTCTTTACGAAGATTTTTAAATAAGCTTTGTTGCTTATTTTCTTTTTCTTTTTTTTCAAGAAAAGATTCTATTGTTTTTGAGTCTCTCATTTTCTTTTTCTTTTTTTATGTAGTAATTTAACTCTTGAGTTCCATAACCATGAAGTAAATTTAACAGAATAAGTTTCTAACCAAGAAAACATATCATCTAATAAACTAAAAAATTTATATAAAAATTTATCTAACATTAGCAATTCCACTTTCTAAGTGATTTATTAATTCTTGAATCCGGATCCCTTGCAGTCTTAGCTGAAGTCAATCTCTTCTTCATACCCTTCATTCTAGCACAAAAAGATTTTCTTCTCTTTGCTGCTTTTGATCCTTTTTTTAATTTTGATGGTTTAGTTGTAACTGCTGTTTTTAATTTTGATCCAGGATTAGCTGCTCTGTAAGATGCAACGCCTTTTTGGTTCAGGCCTCCGGACTCGGACTTACCTTCTTTTCTTTGCCATGCTGGCGATTTACTTCCT